TCAGGTCGCAGGGTGAGCTGCGCCAGGTGGTAGCGGCCCATCTTCCAGGCCTGGTCGGCATCGGTGACGCCGAACAACTGCAACTGCTCGAACTTCGTAGCCGTAGCATGCGGGCTCGCCGTCGGCTCGTAGCCGTCCGCGTACACCAGCCGCTCGGTAGGCTCCCACCGATCGCCGTCGACGAACTGGACGCGCAGGCAGTGCGGCAGGTCCGGGTAGCTGTGCTCGTGGCCGAACTCGACGGAGTTGCGGGGAGAGATCAGCATCACCGAGTCCGCGACCACATCCCGCACGATCGAAACGGATCCATCGTCGCTGATGTTCCACGTCCCGAGGCCGGCCGATGCCACGTCACGCGCGCGGTCAAACACCGTGCCCTGGCTGTCGATCACCACGTCGCAGTAAAGCCCCTCGTCGTCGCACCACTCGGCCCATGCGAGCATCGCGTCGCGGTCGACACGGGACTTCGCCAGCGGGTTGCGGGTGGCGTTTCCGGTGAGCACGTCCACGTAAGCCCAGGCGGGGTTGCGGGTCGCTGTATCGACCCAGGCGTGCGGGCTCGTCGTGGTATCCCAGACCGGGATGATGCGGGTCGCCTCGACGGACAGCCGATCGAGCCGGCCGCCGAGCTGGTCGGTGGCACGAATGCGGATCGCCATCACCACCACGTTGTCGACGTCGAACGGCACCACGTTGCGCTTGATCGAGCGGAGCGTCGTCCAGACTGCATCGGTGAACCACGAATCGCCGTCAGTCTTGCCGACGTAGGTCGAGGTCCGGGTGAGCCTGATGTCCCATTGCCCGGTACTGGCGAGCACAAAGCGCCGGCCGACCCGAACGGGGTTGCGGCTCGAGTTGCTGATCTCCCAGGTGTTGACCAGCGTGGTCCAGCCGCCGATCGGGCTCGTCGAGACCTTGCGCGCCTCGACCTTGAACCGAACCCCGGCGGACCGGATCTTGCCGTTGTCGCCGTTGACCGAGAACAGCGCCGGGAAGTACAGGTCGAGCGAGATCTCGTCGGTGTCCACCGCGGTGGTCTGAGTGTACGTGTCGCCGTCAGCCACCCAGGTCTGTGCGCTCGCGGTGCCCGTCTGCGGCACCGAGACGTTGACGCCGACTTCGACGATCGAACCGGTGTAGAGCGTCACCTCGTCGGGGTCGCCGATCTCGTACTCGACGTCGTCGAATTCCTGTATCGAGGTGCCGCCGATCTTGATCGCGGAGCCAATTCCAGGGCTTGATGCGTGCGTGATCATGCCGTCCGCCGTGTTGCGGCCGTTGATCTCGAGCGGGCCGTAGCCGAGCACGAACATGCAGCGGAGATACTGATCGTCGCCGACCAGTTCGGTGTAGGGCAGCGCGGTCATGGGGATAGGCGGGAAATATTGCATGCGGCCGTAGAGGACCGGGATCGGGGCGAACGCCGCCACCTGGTTGCTCTGGGAGGTGAGGAATGAAAGCGCAGTCGGCGCGGCACCTTGGCCGGCGACTGAGGCGGGAGGTATGAGGTGGTTGAGCGCCAGGATGCCGGCAATGCCGAAGGTGGCAGTAGCCGCGGCGCCCGCAGCACCCAGGAACCCAGCCGAGACCATTGAATTGCCGAACAAGGCGCCCGCAGCAACCGGGCCGGCCCATGCCGCAAGCGCAATGATCGCAATCGTGCCGATGATGCGAGCGTTATCCCCAGAGGCCGGGATGCGCCGCACGTCGAGCGTTTCACGTGGCACGACCACCGACCACTCGTCGCACTCGATCACGAGCCCATCGACGATGCAGACCGCCGGCACATCCGTGCGGCCGAGGATCTCCGCTACTGTCTGGCCGTGTGGAACCCGGTGAAGCTCGAACTCATCCCGCAGCGGGTTGCCGAACAGCCGGGCGGTGATACCCGGCAATTCTGTTACGCCAGCGAGCGGCGCGGACTGATTCGCGTATGACGCCGTGCGTTGCATCGTAGTGCAGGAACTCCGTCTGGCTGGCCATGATGCCAACGTGGAAAGGATCACCGCCGAGCGTGAGCAGGATCACGTCGCCGGCCTGCGGAGTCTCGACTCGGTCGGAATGCTCGGCCAGGTGCCGGCGCAGCGCCTCAGCGTGCTCGGCTGTGCCGTAGGTGTACTCGGGGAACGTGAGGCCGTGATCGGCCAGCCAGTCGCGGACGAAGGAGTAGCAGGGGGTCGCGCCGGGATAGACGCGGCCTAAATAGCCGTGGCGTTCCATGGCGCGTGATAGTCTTTGGGAAAGGCCTCACTCAGAAACGAAAGCGCGAACGACACGCGCAAGCTGATGGTCGTCAGGTTGGACTGGAAGCCGAGCACCTCGAACTCCATTGGGCCGCGCTCCACCGTGTTTGGCGAGTCGAACAGCACCGCCTCGTAGGTCACCGCCGGACGGCCCGTGATGCCGCGCAGCGCAGTCATGATCTGCTGGTCTACGTTGTCGGCCGTGATCATCGCGATCACCGACTGGTCATCGGCCCGGGTGAAATCCTGGAACTCGAAGGGGAACGCCGTGAACGTGCCGGCCGTGCGCACCAGGTCGGCCCGGTCATTCACCAGCCGGATCGGCGAGCCGAGCGAGGCGTGCTCGAAGGTCAGGCATTCCAGCCATATCTGCTCGGTCCAGCCGGCGAGCGCCGACTGCAGGCCATCGTTGCTCAGACTCAAGGCAGGATCTCGAACGCCATGTCGACCGCCCAGAGATACCGCCCAGCCAGCGGCCGACGAGCGGGCGGCGACAGAAAGCGCATGTCGTAGACCACCTGCGGAGAGCCTTCATGCAGGCCGGCCGGGTGCCAGTTGAACGACGCCACGCCACCGCCGAGCGTCGTGTTGTAGAAGTTCATCAGGGTCGCCCATTCCGTCTCGGTCAGGAACTGCTGTCCGTTGACCTTGGTGGTGACCGCCGAGAAGCGGCGCCGCACGAAGTCCGGGCCGGCATCCATCGACGTGCGAATGAACCCGGAGTCGATCACCTCGTTGTAGGTGTCGGCGTTCAGGCATTGCGGCAGGGTCGTCGGCCAGTTCGCCATCAGCGGCGACCCGTTCGACGGACTGGCATGCTGGCGCCCGCGAACATGCGGTCGATCGAGCCGTCAGCGAACGCCGAGCCGATCTCGTCGCGGATCAGCGTCTTTAGAATCAGGCGACCATTCACCATCTGCCGGGACTGCTGCACAGGTGGAGCGCCTGCGCCGCGTTGGTCGACAACGATGCTCGTCACCCCGCCGCCGCCATTCGCCACGATCTGTCCGCCAACATTCGGCTTGAACAGCTCGGGCCCGCGCTCGCCGACCAGATACGTCTTGCCAGGCGCGACAGGCCCGCCCATCGCGCGCGCGCCAGCGAACGACGCCAGCCCGGCAAGGAACGGGTTAGTGCTGCCAGCGAACCCGCCGAACAGGCCCTTCAGGATCTGCTGTGACGCCACCTCGGCCACCATGCGCTGAATCACCTGCAGGAAGTTGCCGAGCATGCCGTCGAGGCCATCCGAAAAGGGATCGAATAGGAAGTCGGCGAACGCTCGCTGTATGGATTGCGCGGCCTCTTTTCCGAACTCGGAAAGCTCGTTCGTCTTGTCCTCGATGTCCTCGAGTTGCTGGTTTAGTCGCTCGATGATCTGCTGATCGTCCACGCCCGCATCACGAAAGAACCCTTGCGCAGCCAATTCCTGAACCCGCGCGATTTGCGCATGGATCTGCTCTGTCTCAGTGCGCGTAGTCTCAAACAGGCGTTGCACTTCTTCCGCAGACGAAGCCCACGCCTTGAGCGTTTCCGACTCGTCCTTAATGTTGCGATCGAACGAATCTTCTATGCCGCTTTTCTTGATAGCCTTGGCGACGTCCTCGAATGAGTTGGCGCCGCCGCTAGATCCGCCGCCGTCCGATGCCGGCTTGTCCGTTGTCTTGCGAAGCATTTGCATGCGGTCGTATACAAACGCAATGCGGCTTTGAACGTCCTCGAGCTGGCCGGCCAGAGCCTCGAAGTATGGAGAGCCCAACGGCGCCTTGCTGATGTTGAACACCAGGCTTTCGCGCAGGGACTCTAGTTCAGCCATGCGGACGGACAGATCCTGCTCGGGCGTTGACGTGCCCTGCAGCGCGGATACCGTGTTAGACAGATTGTTTAGCGCGGTGATGCCCTTGCGGACTTCCGACTCGATGAACGCGCCGACCGGGCCGCGCGCGATCGTGCGAAAAAGCCCATCCCATGCGTCGCCAAGGTTCGACAGCGCCCCGTCGAGAGATTGCGCCCGACGCTCCATCGCGCCCGCGAAGTTAACCTCGCCGAGTCGGCGCAGATAGCCTTCAATCTCTCGCGCGCTGTTGTTGACCTCTGTGGTCACGCCCTGAAATGAGATCCGTACTTTGCCGCCCTGCTTCTCGGCTTTGATGCCGAAGTCCAGCATGCGCTGGAACTGGCCGGTAGTAGCGTCCGCCACCGCCTCGATCAGTTGATCGAGCGATTTCCCCATCGCCGCGGCGGTGTTGCCGTACGCCATGATGGCCTCGCGCGACGGGTCCAACGCCCGCGCCTTCAGCTTCACGAACGCAGAAACGACTTGATCGAGCGCAAAAGGCGTCTCTGCGGCGATCCGCTCCAATTCTTTGAACGCCGCCGCCCCGGCCTCCGCAGAGCCGGTGACCGTTTCGAGTTGCGCGTCGAGGATGTCTGTCTGTCGCGCGACCTCGATGAGTTTTGAGCCCAGCGCCTGCGCGCCAAACGCGCCAGCGAGCGCGCCAGTCATGCGTTTTGCGGACGCGCCCAACTTATCGAAGCGAGAGTCGACCTTCGCTACGTCCTTTTCGATCTTCGCCGTGGCACTCGCCGTCGCGGTTTCGGCGCGCTTCAGTTCCCGGCGTAGCTGCTCGGTCGTGGCATCGATACGGACCAGCAAGTCCTGCAGATCAGCCACGCTGCGCCCTTGAAGACAGGAACGCCTTCAGCTTGTTCGTCTTCATTTCCGAGGTTTCCTCTTCGACGCCGTTGACCATCTGCTGCCACTTCACGCGCGCGCGGACCGCAATCAGCAGATCAGGGATCGTGCACCGCCATGCGACTTCCGGAGTCCAGCCCAGCCAGCCAGTCGCCATCCCGAACAGGTGCTCGAGGTACTGGCCGAGCGTTACGGGTTTCCCGGCGGGCCCTCAGCTTCCGAGCCGTCCGGGTTGATCAGGAATGCCAGAAAGTCGACGCAGGCAGCCGTCGCCTTCGCCAGCCCGGCGCCGAACACGACCTGCTCGGCCTTGTCCTGCTTCAGCTCCGCGGCCGCTGCGACGATGTACGCGCAGGCGTCGAAGTGGAGCCCGCGCAGATCGCCGAGCGCGTCCTCCATCCTCGGCCACCGCTGCGCCACCTTGCGAAGTGCCCCCAGCGAAGCGGCCAGCACGTAGGTCGTGCCGCCGCTCTCCAGCGTGATCTCGCGCTCGATCAAGTGGGCTCGCTCATGAACACCGCGGTATTGATCGCGATGGTGCAGGTCTTGGTGACGATCCCGTCGTTGCTGATCGACTGGTTGCGCAGCGTGGTGATCTTGCCGCCGAAGTAGTAGCTGGTCCCGACGTTCAACGGGCTGCCGATGTTGGTGGCGTCGTTCAGGCGCACCCGGAACGGGTACTGGTCGAGCGACTGGGATGCCACCGCGAATGCCGTCGCAAGCGCATCCTGGCCGGTGTCCGTGGGGTCGTAGGCGAACGTGAACTGCAGATCGCCCGCGTCGGCAGAACCGCGCGCCTTGCGGGTGCGACCGTCCGACAACGCGATGAACGGGACGATCGTCCGCTCGTCGCCGAACTCGCCAATCTCCGAGACCTCGCCGATCGGCGTGTAGGTGATCCCCTTGAAGTCCGCGAGGGAATCCGGCAGCGACAGCGGCGACGTGTTGGCGTAGATGCTCGCGCCGATCGCAATGCTCGCGCCTGCACCAGTCTGAATGGTCATGGTTCTATCCTCAGTTTTTCGTGATCACTGCGACGGTCACGT